ATTTAACTTTTCTGATTTAGATGCTAGAACTCCGGAAGCAACCACAGTATCAACTTTAGGATCAGGAAGTGGCCTATACTTTGATACAAATGTTAACGATCTAAGGTTTAAGTCATTAATAGGCGGCACTAATGCAACACTAACATCAACAAATAATGATATAACAATTAACGTTGATGCTGGTGTAACACAGTTTATTGTTGCAGGCGACACTGGAAGTTTAACTGTAACTGAAAATACTACAGTTACAATGCAAGGTGGAACGTTAATAACTACTACTAGAGACGGTAATAACATTAGAATTGACTCTAGTGCATTAGGCAGTCTTTCACAGGACCCTGCTCCACAACTAAGTGCCTCGTTGAACGCAAATGGGCAAAGTATTGGTAACATACAAAACTTAACAGCGGTTGCCGTAACAGGTAATTTAACTGGTAACGTTACTGGCAACGTGCATAATATCGATATTAGAGATTTAGATTACTATCGTCAACCAACAAATAGTTGGAACTTTGGAAGTATTAGTAACATAACTGTTACTAACATATACGACTTTTTAATTAAGACAGCAGATGTAGACTTTGGTGGCATTAGTACATCACAGCCTAATGTAACACTAGACGCTGGCTCTATTAATACTCCGGCATTCTAGTTTGACAATCGATAAATATGCTATATAAAGGAATAATCTTGTATGGCGAACATCTGGACAGTAGAAAATAATATAAGTTTAGGAACATATAACGAATCAGTATCGCTTAGTGGCGCTACTGCAGTTCAGTTAGGTCTTCCTGCTTCATCAACAGTAGCATTAATCAGTGGCAATATACCCCCTGGACTGCGACTCGACGGACTAACTCTTAGAGGTACACCTCTAGAAGTTGCTAGAGAAACTGAATTTAAATTTGTGTTACGTGCAACTTTTAACAACGCCGTTGAGGATCGAACTTTTAAAATTACTATTGTGGGTGCAGATGCTCCTGTATGGGTTACTCCAGAAGGTGAACTACCACTAGGTAATAACTCCTCACTGTATGTACTAGATTCAAGTCCTATAAACTATCAACTGTTAGCAACTGACAGCGACTTGGCAGCAGGTCAAAATTTAGAATATTTTATAGCATCAGGCGACGGACAACTACCCCCGGGTATTACATTGTCAGCATCTGGGCTGATTAGTGGAGTTGTTGACCCAGTATTAGCATTAGATAAATTAGCAGCACAAGGATATTACGATGACAATGCATATGGATCGTATGCATTCGACTTTGGTACACGCCCAGCAAACGGGTATGACAGTTACTTCTACGATGTTGATACATACGATTTAAGTGTACCAACTAAATCACCTAAGAAACTTAATAGGAACTATCAGTTTACAGTTAGTGCATCTGATGGTGACACTGTATCTAAAAGAAAGTTTAGAATATATGTAGTCGGGGATGACTTTTTAAGAACTGACAATACTATATTACAACTTAGCAATGGTATCTTTTCAGCAGATAACACTAACGTTAGAACACCGATTTGGTTAACTCCAAGCAACCTTGGATTCAGACGTGCTAATAACTATGTTACATTATTTTTAGATGTTGTTGACAGTGAAACACTATCTGGATTTATCGGCTTTACCTTAGAAGATACAAACGATGACGGCACACCAAGTATTACACCTCCTGGTTTAGAACTTGATAGTGCTACTGGCGAGCTAGTTGGTATTGTTCCTTATCAACCGTCTATAACTAAAGAATATAAATTTACAGTAAATGCTGTTCGTTATGCAGCTACCGGTACAACTACATTTGAAAATGTAGAAATTGTTATATATGATAATGCTGTACAAAATGATACTGTGATTAAAATTAAGAAAAATAGTAGACTCCTTGATTTGTTAAATCAAACAATTACAATTAAAGGTCAAACGTATTTAATAACAGCAGTTAATAATGCTGTCTTAGCATACGACACTATAACTATTAATAGAGGATTACAAACATATACACGAGCAGGTCTTGTATTTACTGAAGCACTTACTGATAGCACAACTAGTGTACTAGAAGCAAACAAAAAGAAAACATTTACAGTAACACTATTAGGTGAAGTTGATTCTACTATTACATGGAATACTCCTAGTGCATTAGGAACTATTGGTGCAAACTATACTAGTGTGTTTGCTGTTAATGCAAAAACATCAGTTCCTAATGCTGTTGTACGATATACATTGTCCAGTGGAAGATTGCCGCCCGGGCTTACCCTTGCACTCGATGGAGAGATATTTGGCAAGGTAAGACAGTTTGGTGAAAACTATTATAGATCTTTTTGGAAGACAGGCAGAGTATATAACGCCTTTAATGTTGTAAATTATAATGGAAGTTTATATATTAATAATAGTACACACACAGCAAGTGCAGACTTTGCAACTGATCTTACATCTAAATGGGAACCGTACAAGTTTATTAAATCAGGATTGGCAACATTTGATTCGGGTGATTTAATACTTGATGGCGATAGTACTACTGTTGATAAATCCTATACGTTTACAGTTAACGCTGAAGATCAATTTGGATTTAGTGCTGTAACACGAGCATTTACTATTAAAGTATCTGATCCGGAAGATTATGTTTACAGTAACTTAGTAGTACAACCGTTTATGAAGGAAACACAAAAGTCAATATTTAATAACTTTATTAGTGATCCAACTATATTTGAACCTAGTAAAATATACAGACCAAGTGATGTGCAATTTGGTATTCAGAATCAAATTAAGATGTTAGTGTATGCAGGAATTGAAACAAAATTTATAAAAGAATATGTTGCAGCAAGTGCTAAAAATCATAAACGTAAAAAGTTTAAGTTTGGTACTGTAAAATCAGCGATTGCTAGAACCCCAGGAACTACTAATTCCGTATACGAAGTAGTGTATGTTGATATTATAGATCCTGCAGATAGTAACAAAGGTGTTGTAAGAGAAAGTATTAAAATTAAAACTAGTAACCCTCTTAAAATTAATCAAACAAATTTTGAAACACAAGATAACACATCAGGAATAATTGATGAATATAGTGAAAGATTTCGTCCTAAGACCAACCCAATTGACATAAGCAGTGATGCCGTTCAAATCAGCGAAAACTTAGACAACAAACGATACATTAGTAACATAACAAATATGCGAGCTCAACTTGCTAAAGTAGGTGTTTCAGATGGAGCGTTTTTACCACTATGGATGAGAACACCACAAGAAAACAGTATTGAAGAACTAGGATACATTACAGCAGTACCACTCTGTTATTGTAAAGCAGGAGACAGTGCTAATATAATTACAAACATTAAAAACAGTAGTTTTGATTTTACTAATTTAGAATTTGAAGTAGATAGATATATTATTGACTCAACTAAAGGTAACAGCGAAGAACAATACATACTATTCGCAAACTACGAGTTTAATGTATAACCCAGATAAATAAGTGTAGGAGAACATAACATTATGGCAAGTAATATAACCAATGCAAATATAGACGCTGACTTCCCAATAGCAGGTCAGGATAACGATAGCCAAGGCTTTCGTGATAACTTTAGTCAAATTAAAACAGGATTAGGTACAGCGGCTACAGAGATAACATCTTTACAGTCAACTACTGCAAAGCTAAACGCAAACAACACATTTTACGATAGTGAAAATGCTGTTCCTGTAGAATTAATTAAACCAAGACTAAGAGAAATTACTAAGTCGTATCATCAAACAGGTTCGCAAGGTAGTGCTCAAGAAGTATCACCATTTGATGTTTCCTTTTCCGGCATTGAAGGCGGACATTACCATAAAGTTACAGTTGGTGCAGTTTCTCCAGCTGTTGCAGCATCAATGACCATTAATGTTTCAGGGTGGCCTGCATCAGGTGAGTATGCTGAGATGCGTTGTGAAATTTTTGCACAAAGCGGACATGCTATTACAGTAACATGGGCAGCAGGACTAGGCAGTGTTCTAAAAACAGACAGTAATGCAATATGGAGTTCATTTGTTGTAAATAGTTCAACAAATCCACACATTATTGACTTTTGGTCAACAGACGGTGGTAACACTGTTTACGGAAAATACTTAGGTCAGTTTACTACATAATGGCACATCCTCTAACAAAAGTACATCTATTAAAGGATCCTGAGTTAGAACAGAAAATTATTGAACTAAGTTCTCGTTACTGGCAAACATCCAATCCTGAAGTACAAAATCAAATTATGATGGTTCTAGACGATTATCGTTTAGAACTAGGTTCTCGTCGAGCAAAAGCGCAACTTTCACAAGAAAATGGCGAAAAAGGACTTGACAATCTAATCAATATCAGTTAAACTATACATATGCTTATGAAAACTGACAAACTCGGTATTCCACGATTCTCTAACAAAGACTTAGTTGATATGATCTATTCGGGTCATGCGGACAAAGTTCATGTGGTATTATGTGATGCAAGCGATGACATAGATAAGTTTAATAAAGCAATGGCAGATCAAGGTATGGGATTATTGCAAAAATATATTCCAATAGATGTAGAACAGAAAGACTTTGACACAGCGTTACAATCTGAATGGTTTATGCCTGATGAATATAAAGAACTTGATATCGAAGCATTTTTGCTAGGCAAGATAGGCGGCAAACTTACTACAGAATGGGCTAGATGTATAGAGGAACTAGAAGCGTTCCAGGAACGTGATATGTATCCACTACTACGTTATATGATCTATCTTGTAGACTTTATGCGTGAAAATGATATCGTATGGGGAGTAGGTAGAGGTAGTAGTGTAGCAAGTTATGTGTTATACTTAATAGGTGTACACAAAGTAAACTCAATCCAGTATGACCTAGACTGGCGAGAGTTCCTGAGATAAGTACTAATATAATCAATTAGGAGAATTATTATGGCGATGAACAAAGGTGCTAACAAACAGTACAAAACTATGAAAGGTAAAATTGTAGATTTAGAACTGTTAAGACAAAGAAATGAAATGACTCCAGCTGTTGGAAATGCTAGAGTTAATGCAAGAGGCGACGAATTAGGAGCTGGCGGCAAAATTATACGTAAAAAAGAAGACAAACTTAGAGACTATTATGCAGACAATCCTGCAACAGTGCCTGATGAAAGTGTAGCAAAAACTATTGTTGCTGACGAGCCTGTAGCAGAAGAAACATCCTCTAAGCCTAAAACAACACGAGCTCAAAAGAAAGTAGCAGCTAAAGTAGAAGAAGAAATAGAAGCACCTACAGCAGCTGAACTTGCAGAGTTTGATGATGAAGACTGGGTTGAAGATGACGATGGCAATTTTGTACAAAAAGGTGACTAATGACTGATTACGTAGATTACAATGCGATAGCTAAGGGTGTTACAGGCGTCCAGCAAAACGCAACAGGAACGCCTAGAGCAATAGGTAACAGAGTACTTGTTACAGATTTAGACTTTGGCGATCAGATTACCGAAGGTGGCATTATTATCCAAAGTGATGATGGTAAGACTAGAGGAATTTATCCGCGCTGGGGTAAAGTATACTCCAAAGGGCCAAACAATAAAGACGAGTACAATGTAGGTCAATGGATACTTGTTGAACATGGACGTTGGACACGAGGATTTAAATGTGATACTGGTACTGAGGTTTTAGATCTTAGAATGGTAGAATCAGAAAGTGTCTTAGGTTATGCAGACGAGAAGCCAAACGACTTACGAATTGGTGCTGAATACGGTGGCCAAGATGGGCCTGATACAGTAAACCCACAAGACTTTGTAGATCAAGCAAGAGGATAATTAATGACTAATACATTTAAAGACATTGACACATTTGCAACAGCATGTGATCAACCAGCAAGCCCTGAAAACTACAAAATGTATCTTGGTCTAGTTGACGAAGAATACGGCGAACTTGTAGATGCAGTAGCAGCAGATGACAAAGTAGAACAACTTGATGCACTAGTTGACATCCTTGTTGTTACTATGGGTGCTATTCGTGCTGCAGGTTGGGACGGAGAAGCAGCTTGGAAAGAAGTAATGGACACAAACTTTGCTAAGATTGATCCAACTACAGGTAAAGTACGTAAACGTGAAGATGGAAAAGTACTAAAGCCAGAAGGCTGGCAGGCTCCTGAACTATCACAGTTTATTGACAAATAAAATAAAATAATTCTTCCAAAAGAACTTGACTCTTTAGTGTTTATGTATTATAATATACACACTAAGGAGTTTTTTTATGAAGTTACCAACACAATTAACAGGACTAGGCACAATGGGGTTATCCGGCATTGTGTTAATGTACCTACATATCACTAACGATCTAACAGGTTGGGCATGGCCCTTGCTGTATGTAATCTTAATCATAGGTGGTATTGGCCAGGAGAACACTAAGAAATGAGTATACACGGAACGATCGATCTAGAGACTATTGATACTAGTCCAAGTGCAACT